ATTATGTCACTATATATGCAGACGAAATACAGATTTATCCAAACACCTTTCTACACGTAAACATCAAAATAGAATAGCATCGAATGAAAAAGTCGTCGAGACCATAACTCTCGAAAATCTAAAAAATTCCTCACTGTTTGTCTGCAAGATATGTAATAAATCTTATGTTGCAAGAAGTAGTCATTGGTATCACGAAAAGAAATGCAAAGAACAAAGTCAACAACGCAAGCAAACCACCTCGAATTATCATGTAATCACAGGTCAACCAACAACTTTATACGATGAAGACGTTTATACAAACGAAAACACCCCCCAAGAATATACAAACTCGTTTGTCGAAACGACCGACGAGCCCAATACGAATACACACCAGTACGAAGGAGAGTTTATCGAATACGACGGCGAACCCGGTCTCAATGCCCAAATCATCGCCCTCTTGAAACACGTCTTGAGAAAGAATGCCGAATTGTCCGATCAGGTCATCCAGTTCAAAACCGATGTCAAAACCGATGTCAAAGAACAGTTGACTGAGTTTGTCTCGAATATTCAGCCCAATAATTTTACGACCAACAACAATAACAACAATAATCATTTCAATCTCAACATTTTCTTAAATGATAAATGCAAAGATGCCGTCAATATAAGTGACTTTATCCAATCTCTCCACCTAACATTGGATGATTTACAAACAGTGGTGGAAAAAGGGTTCATCATGGGCAACTATCAGATCATTGCAGACAAGTTCAATGAATTGGGCATCTATAAACGACCGATTCATTGTTCCGATATCAAACGCGAGACGGTCTATGTCCGCGAAAACAACGAATGGCAAAAGGAAACGTCGGAACATCCCCTCTTGCACAAATTAGTCACACATGTGGCACACAAAGTGTCACAACAGTGTAGTTTTTGGCATCGCGAGAATCCGGATTACTTGCAATCAGAAGAGAAAAAAGAGCATAGTTTGCTCATCATGAATAGTGTTTTGGGCGCGGGTAACGGAAAGTCGATTGCAGAGAACAAGGCTCGTATAGCAAAAAATGTACTCGAGTTTGTAGAAATAGATAAGCGAAGCGAGGCGATTTTACACAGATAACAATATAATCACAATACTTTATCGATGACAAACGCTAAATAGAATAGCCGGTCCTATAAAGAAGATAATGAAGAAGATGCAGAAGATGAATACGCCCACTGGACTAAAATTCGGTTTCGCACAATGTTTGAAATAATATCGCGACAACACTTTATCAAAATTGGTATTATTCCCATCAATGTAGACACCCTCTTTGCGATACGTGAGCGGAAAGTTCACGGGAGTGTAGATTCTCACAAAGTATTCCTCTATGAATCCCCGCTTGACCGATTCTGATACGGGTAGATTCCTGTTTGCCCCTTTGATATAGACATGTGTATCCATATAGCGACACATGTCTCGATTGTATGCTCCGTCATAACCATAATGATCGGAGCCTAATATATTCAATGAATCACTGCTGCGTATCCTTGCAAGATTTCGATCTTGCAAGATCGTGCGGTAGTCGTGTGGGGAAGAACTATATCTCCTATTCCTGCTACTGCAATGATATACATGATTTGATCTCACGACATGAAATGTTATCATAAGGATAATGACGACAAAGAAGAATCCGTTCATGTTTGTTAAGGAAAAGATAATGGAGAGGAGAGGCTTTTATACAATGATTTCTCGGACCAAAATCAATTCAATTTTTTACCACCTTAGAAAATCGAAAACTTGGTTTGTTGAACATTGTTTTTCAACAAGGAAATATCGACATTGTAGGAGCCAAACAACTTGCTCAAGGAATACCCTGACTGACTGCCGGCCATGTAAGCATTCCACACCTCCTGAGGTCCAACGGGAGTAGCCCAATTTTGGAAACCGGCAACAAACGCGTCAAAACCTCCACCTGTATTTCCAAGAACAACTGGTGCACCAGTCTCTCCACTATCCCCCGGTGTCTTTGCAACACTGGCTAGTTTGGTAGAAATTACTAATTTTCCATCTAAATAGCAATCCACAAATTGGCCATCGACATTTACAGTGATATATGTCCATTTTTGTATAGGAAAATTGCTTGTAATGATAATGTCTTGTACTGTTCCATTTAACAATGTCATACCACAATGCAACGTTGGCGTGTTTGTATCCAAATAGACATTTATGTTATCGGCGCGAGAAAAAATCGATTTTGTATTACTAGTATCCCACGTATTGACAAAGACCCATATACCATATGCGTATCGCGTTGCTGTCGGATTGGTTAGTTTGGTAATTTTCGGATTGGATACTTTTAAACTAGCACTCGTCGACAATGTAGAAACGCTTGTAGTGAAATATTTATAGAGGATATAAAGAAGAATGATGATGACGACAAATAAAATGACAGTGGTGTAGTTCATGTTTATGATTCGACAACTATCCTATGTATATTATCCATATACATTTTGTCTATGAAATTATCGATGGATCGACAATGTTGGCGGATTGTTGAATCGCAAAATACTATAGGAATTAGCAATCTGTGTCTTGGTGAGAGGGACGTTGTGATAGACCATGTTGCAGATGGCAGCATCTAGACCATTTTTATTGGACCCCACCGTAATCATGTCTTGAATCGTATAGGTGGGTACTCTTTCCACGCCGCTAAATGGGAACGATCTTTCTAAATTCCCGTTGATAAAGAGATCTACGCCTCCGCGCGTATAATTGAAGACCACTTGATTCCATCTTTGCATTGGCATAGATACTTTATATCGCATGTTAGGATTTTTCACGTCATAAGGTGTGGTGTCGGGATATTGTACGAAATAAAATGTATATAAATTAGTTGTTCCATTGTAAAAAATACTTGGTTTTACAAAACTATTGATACCATATTTCATGATTTCTGTATCTTTTGAATAGGCAGCTGAAGATGCCGCTTGCGGATTGACAAATATCCACATTGAAATGGCATAATTTACTCTAAACGACGAATTCATTGATGAATAATCCACGATCGTATTGGTGTTTGACGGGATGGCGATTTGGCTGGCCGTTGCAACGGTTGACTTGCTATCGAGAAACATGGGCGTATCTACCAAGAGTAACCCGTTTTGCACAAATGTTTTTGCCATGACGGTGGGCAAATAAAAATACAGGAAAATAAGAATGATTTCTATAATGAAAAGTACAAAGACAATATTGGGAGTTAGTTTATACTGCGCCAGCATAAATTGGATAAAATCGGCAAACAGACAGGGAATATAGAAGATAAATTGAATGACAAACCCCGTCCATCCCTCTTGTTTTTCTAAATTGTTAATGGTCGTGAAAAATAAGATGGCTAAACCGACAATGACAATCAATATCGTGATAATATTGACTAAATAGGTGGCGGCTGACAAATAGATGCCCGATAAGTGGGTATATCCATACGAGATGCCAATGAAGATGAGAATTGCGGCTGCAACAAGACCGAAACTCATGTATGATATTTCAGAATTGCCAGCAGTGATGATGATCGCTGAACCGATAATGCTTGGTATAACGAGCAAGAACAAATACAGGTAGGCTTTGCCTTGCAAGGCTTCGGGGTCGGCGGATGCATAATACATAATAACGGAAATATAGACAATAAGTCCGACAATACCGAGAGGTTTTTGCATACGTTTTAAAATTGAACCTATTACACCTGTGGTTCCATTATTCTCCATTTTTATTATATCATCATATATATTTTGACTGCGTTATTGGCCTATATTACAAGTTCTCAATGGTCGTCTTTTTCCCGTGGCATTCGCGACACAAGGCCACTAAATTATCTATATGATTACTGCCGCCATATTCTAGCCGGATTTTATGGTCGACCTCGAACCAGGCTGAAAGCTGTTCGCCACAATCCCCGCATTTCCAGTTTTGTCTAGCGGCGACGAATTTCTTCTTGGTTTCACTGACGGAACGTTTCGTCGGTTTTTTTCCGGAGTTCATGAGACGGCGGGTGTAAGGATCGGAGGAATCAGATGTGCCGCCAGCACCAGCGCCACCGCCAGTACCGGTTACAGGATCCATCATCATATTGTTCATAGGGTGAACTGGATAATTCATTGAACTATTTCCACCGGAAAACGCATGTTTTGAGGTAAAATCGAGAATGGGAGATAATATATCGGATGTATTGCGATCCACTGGTAAATATTTGATATAATCATTCGATGTCGCCAACATTTCTTTAGCACGAAGCGGGTTTTTCTTGATAAGCCAATAGAGGGCAAATGCGCCGAGAGCGACACCGATCATTTGGTAATATTTTTTGAAGGAGAGGGCCTTTTTTAGCAACTTTCCCTCGGTATAAATATTTAGAATAATCGCAGCAGCAATGAGAAAAAGAATGATTTCAATGCGCATGTTTATTTATAGTTGCGTTTGATTTTTATTTATAGTTGGCTATATATTCTCTAGAAATAGTATAAGGTAATTATTATTAATAGTGAATTTCTTTAAATATGCCTGAAGGCGACAAAAGAGATAGGGGGAGAGAACCGGAGAGAAGGACATCCGCGTCCGCACCTGAGTATTCCCGTAGTGATAGATCAAGATCGAGAGAGAGATCAAGATCGAGTGAGAGATCAACATCATCCGCATCTGCATCCTCATCCGCATACGCATACGCATCCGCACCGGCGTCTTCCCGTAGAGATAGATCCGCATCTTCTTTCTATGCAGATAGAGAAGAGAGAGGTAGACACATTCAAAGAGAAAGGTCTTTGTCAGAAGAAGGTGAAGATTTAAGAAACAATAGATATTACCAAATAAAAATAAAAAATGCAAACCTTAAAATATCTGTCCTACCAACAGAAATATCAACAATTGAAGCACAAATAGAAAAATTTACTGAAGAACTATCTAGATTAGTTGAACAAAAAGCCCGTGGTAGTGCCGAATATGAAGCAAAAGTTTCGGCATTATCTAGATTAGTTGAACAAAAAGCCCGTTTTACTAGAGAACTAAATGAAGCTAGAGATCTAATTGAAGCAAATAAAACATTAGAGGGACAAAAAGCTGGTAAATCGAGACGGCGTTATACATCGAAAAAAAATAAAAGATTGTCTCGCAGGAAAAGAAGAAACTAACCAAGCACTTATGTTTCGCGCGGCCAATAAAGATAAATAAACACGCCACATGCCACGACAAACCCCGCAACAATCACATGTTTTCTCAGCCCCGTTTTTTCCGATATATACACCGGCCGCAGTTTATATTCAGCCAAATAGGCCTCTCTCGCAGCAAACATCGACATTTCTTCGCGGCCTAACAAGACATTGAATTTATTGTGAATAAAATGAACCCATCGCATAAAGGAATCGCGGTTGTCTAAATAAGGCGTGACTGGATATCGATCCAACATGGCAGCAAACCGATCACTTGCATCAGGATCGGGAATGAAAATCGGCATGTTTTGTATCAAATCGTAATACTTACGTTTTGTTACTGCATTCGGCGTTTCGGGGTATGCATGCGCAATGGTGTGTAGAAAAAACCAATAATGGGGTCCCCACACAGCGGGATCGTATTTCATTCGCTCGTGTAAACTATATAGAAAGCTGCGACTATATTCAATAGAAATGTCGGCGTTTTCTTCTGCAAAACCATCACCATCGTCCTCTATAAAAATAAATAAACATTCGCATACTGTTTCAAATTTTCATGTAGCCTCTCAGCAACATGCTGAGATGATCTATTGCAACAATTGCGGAAAACCGGGTCACACATTTCATCAATGCAAAGGCCCTATTACAAGCATTGGCATCATTGCCTTTAGAATAGTAGACGGTACATACCAATATTTAATGATACGCCGACGCGATACTTTAGGATATATCGATTTCATGCGTGGTAAATATTCGGTATCGAATCGGCCCTATATTTTGAACATGTTGAAACAAATGACGCGTCAAGAAAAAGAGTGGCTGAGAACCGAGAGTTTCGAAACCCTATGGCGAAGAGTGTGGGGAAACAATGCATTGTCGTCTCAATATCGTTCCGAAGAGATTGTGTCTAAAGAGAAATATTTGACATTGTATGCAGGTGTATATAGCCATTCATCGAAACATGCGCTATGTAGATTGAAAAACGGTCATATTATCGAACCCCCGCCCGGAATCTCGAAACGATTATTATATTCGCTTCATACACTTTTAGAGGAAAGCAATTGCGAAAATACGTGGGAAGAACCCGAGTGGGGATTTCCCAAGGGACGGCGTAATTATCACGAGACGGATTTTGATTGCGCCCGACGCGAGTTCTTCGAAGAAACGGGCATGTCGCTCGAACATTTGCATCATATTGACAACATTTTGCCGTTTGAAGAAATCTTTATGGGATCCAATTATAAATCGTATAAACACAAGTATTATTTGATGTGTTTAAAACCAGCGTGTTCCGAAGAACAATATCCCCACTTTCAGAAGACGGAGGTGAGCAAAATGGAATGGAAAACCTACGACGAATGCATGGACTGTATTCGATCGTACAATTTAGAGAAAAAGCGAATGTTGACTAAAATACACACATGTTTGACGCAATATCAATTGTGCGTCATATGATTTGCCGCTGTTTTTGGTAGCTAAAATATAGATATATATCAGAATCATATAGTTTTGATCTATGTCAGCAGATTTTGCAAAGACGATTGAGAAAACGAGAAAACGTAGAGCGAGCGTTGGTACGACTGGGACACGACGTGTAATCTTGAAACCGGGTGATGCATTGCCAAAAGAGACAGAGGCAGTGCAAGCAGCGCAAGCGCCAGTCCTTTTGCCACCAGTGGAAGAAACCAACGACGCCATCCGCGAAAAGGAAAAACAAGAGTATGAAATCAGTAAAACGGACAAAACCTATGATGATTTATACCCCACCTTGGATGATGCCGCCTTTTCTGCAAAGATTGCGAGTAGAAAAGAATTTCGCGACACCATGTTTGACGGGACAGTGCGCAACGTCCAAGAACGTGCCGATATATTGTGCGCGGCGAAATACGAGCTCTTGCCACACCAGCTCTTTGTCAAAAATTTTCTCTCTTTTCAAACCCCTTACAATAGTTTGCTCCTATACCATGGTCTTGGAACCGGCAAAACGTGCGGCGCCATTGGTGTAGCAGAAGAAATGCGAAACTATATGAAACAGACAAACATAAAACAGCGTATTATTGTTGCCGCATCGCCCAACGTCCAGGCCAATTTTAAATTGCAGCTGTTTGACGAGCGCCGTTTGACGCAGGAAAACGGAATGTGGAACATTGAGTCGTGTATAGGAAATACGTTGATCAAAGAGGTCAATCCGACCCAATTAAAAGGGTTGACGCGTGAAAAGGTGATTTCGCAAATTAGCACGCTGATAAATCAAAACTATTTGTTTATGGGACACATTGGATTGGCCAATTATATTGCCAAAAAGACAATGGTATCCGCAGACAGTGGATATAGCGAGGCCGAGCGAAAGAAAATGGAGATACGAAATATACAAAAGTTTTTCAATAATCGTTTGATTATTATTGACGAGGTTCACAATATACGCATCACTGGCGAAAATACGACGAAAAAACGCACAGCACAGAGTTTGATGAAAATAGCGAAATATTCGGATAATATGCGTTTGTTGCTCTTGTCAGCAACGCCTCTTTATAATTCGTATAGCGAGATCATTTGGCTGACGAACTTGATGAATTTGAATGATAAACGCGGCACTATTTCGACGGATGAAATTTTTGATTCCAATGGCGAATTCAAAGAAGCAGCGACGGCCGATGGCGAAAGTGGTCGCGATTTATTGAGACGAAAAATGACGGGTTATGTATCCTATATCCGTGGTGAAAATCCATATACCTTTCCTTATCGCATTTATCCGGTAGATTTTGCGCCGGAACATTCTTTTTCAGAACAGGGCGGAATGCCTTATCCGACTGTTCAATTGAACAAAACGCCAGTCTTGGAACCATTGAAATTTATACCCGTTTATCTTACAGATGCGGGTTCTTACCAAGAATATGTTTATCAATACATTGTAGAAAAATTGCAAACACGAAAACCGCTTATTGCTACAACGGCAGATCCAAATGCAAAACCGGAATTGGATTCGTTTGGATATACAAAATTGCAATTGCCTTTGGAGGCATTAAATATGGTTTATCCCAATGAGGCATTTGATGATTATATTGAAAGAAAACGTGGATCAGAGTCTGTCGGAACAAATATTGTACCTATTGGGTCGAGTACTGTGGAAGAAGAAGAGGAAGAAGAGGTTGAAATTCCGCCACCCATTTCCATGGACCAAGGCAAGGAGGAGGAGGAAGACGAGGAAGAGGGTTCTGAAGAAGGTTCGGAGGAAGAGGGTTCTGAAGAAGGTTCGGAGGAAGAGGGTTCTGAAGAAGTTTTGGGTGAAGATTCACAAAAAACCAAGACGGCTGAAATACAAACGTTGACTCCCGAATCCGAAAAAGTCGAGTTGGCAGATCTCCAAAAAACCAAGACGGCTGAAATACAAACATTGACACCTGAATCCCAAAAAGTCGAACTAGCAGATCTCCAAAAAACCAAGACGGCTGAAATCGAGACATTGACACCTGAATCCCAAAAAGTCGAACTAGCAGATCTCCAAAAAACCAAGACGGCCGAAATACAAACGTTGACTCCCGAATCCGAAAAGGTTGAATTGGCAGATCTCCAAAAAACCAAGACGGCCGAAATACAAACGTTGACCCCTGAATCCGAAAAAGTCGAATTGGCAGATCTCCAAAAAACCAAGACGGCCGAAATACAAACGTTGACTCCTGAATCCGAAAAAGTCGAATTGGCAGATCTAAAAAAACGCGTAGGTGGCAATGGA